GAGTCGGATGCTCCTTTTAATTGAACAGTATAAGCTCCACTTGTGTTATTAAAAACGCATTTCAATCCTTCTGTATCAGTAGGGAAAGTTACAATATTATTTCCTGTAATAGCTCCAGTTAATTCAATAACCGTATTACGAGCAGCATTTGTTAATGCATCGGTTACAGATGTAGAATCTCCATCCGTCATTAATAAAGCTGTGGTTTGAGCGCCGCCCGCAATCGTTTGTGAATGATAGCCTGATGCGGCTTGTTGAATAATATCTAAATTTGTATTTGTTTTGGTACCCCATGTTCCGGCATTCTCACCGGTTGCCATTTTTTCGATACCTAAATAGTTATATGTTGATGCCATAAATTTCCTAAGCTGCTTCTTTGCCTGTTACATCCGTATAGCTGGTATTTGATCCAGTTGCAACATCCGAATAGGAACTATTCGAACCCGTTGAAACACTACTATAAGACGTATTAGAACCTGTGTCAATATTCGCATAATGGATAATTCCAGGAGTTCCAACGGATGCTGTCATAGCATCAAGAGATAATCCTACAATTTGATCTGGAATAGTTGCGATCGTTCCTAAAGATGCAGTTGCCGAGACGCCTGTAACTGGGAATTTATATTCAATGATCACGGATCCGATAGATCCTGTCATTGCATCTAAAGTAACTCCGGTAACTGTAGCAGGACTTAATTCTCCTACCGAAGCCGTCATTTCTAATCCAGTTAAAGGAACTCCTACGTTTGGAATAGTAACAGACCCAAGACTCATGGTTGCTTCTACTCCCGTCAGTGATACAACGACGCCTGAAAGAACAAGTGGAGTTCCTAGTGAAGCGGTCGCTTCAACTCCTGTTAATGGAACTCCGACATTTGGAATAGTAACGGAACCAAGACTCATGGTCCCTTCTACTCCAGTCAATCCCATATATTGATCGGCTGGTGTAATACTTCCAACAGAAGCAGTCGCACTGACTCCAGTCAATCCCATTACTTGATCGGCTACGGTAACGGATCCAATAGATGCTGTTGAAGATAATCCAGTTGGTTGAACAATCACGGATGTGATTGGTGTGACAGTTCCTAAACTTGCAGTGGCTTCTAATCCGGTAATAGTTGGAGTAACGTCAATAGCTATGCTTGAGGTTCCTAAACTTGCAGTTGCTGAAACACCTGTTACTTCAACTACGGCATCATCTAGATCGCCCCATTCATTTTGACCCCAGCTGAGAGCTCCCCAACCTTGAGTAAGAACAGTAGCTTCATTCCAACCTGCCTGTCCCCAGGTTAATCGTCCCCATCCTGATGATACATCTGCCATAAGGAAGAACTCCTTATGCTATTCTGAGTATAGCTGTAGAAGCCGCTGCTGCTGGAAATTGAATTGTGAAAGTTCCTGACGTTGCGGTTTTATCTCCACCGAACGCAATCGCTGCCACGGCATCAGTTGTGCTGTGCCAGTGCCAGTTGTAGTATTATAAATAAGAGCTGCGTTTGCAGTAAAAGATGCAGATGTCCATGAGACATCTGAAAAATCTGTATAAGCAGTTGTGCTACTTGCAACAGGAGTTACATTAGTTAATGCTGCTCCACCTGCCGTATAGGCAGTTCCTGAAGTATTTGTAATTTCTTCTGAAGTTGAATAATCAGTTGTTGCTGCTGCTAAAGTTGCATCACTATCATACATTGCGATTTTAAAACTATCTCCTGTAGAAGCGGTAAAGTCCATTTGACCTTTCATGAGTAAAACTTTGAATGAGGTACAGACTGCTGATGTATTGGCCATAATTTATTCCTATTGAGGTGGAGATTCGATTGGTATCCGAATCGTGCCATCCGTATAATCGTCTCTTCGTCTTCGTCCAATTTGCTCTGCAGCAAATTTCTCTACTTCCTGTTTATATCTATTTTCATATAGTGTCAACATGTCCATTGGGCCTTTTAAAAAACTAAAAGCCTCAACTAATGTCGCATATAAAAAGCCATTAGGGAAATTCTGACTTAGCCAAGTTCCACTCGTATCGTCGTATAAAGAGGTTGGTTTAGCGTTAAAATGGACCTGAAACATATAAGCAGCATCTGGAACAGGAGCAATCATATAACGTCCTGAGGTAGTGTCAGTCGTTCCTGTAGCTCCTCCAAACTGTGCATAATACTTAGGGCTTCCTGTAGCCGTATTAGCGGCAACATATTCATTTAAAAAAGTTTGATCTCTTTTGATTAGCCAAACATTTGCTCCCGTAATCACAGACGTCGAACTATAAACTTGAATTCCTCGAGTAAACAAACACCCCGCTGGACAGTTAATGGTTTGTTGTCCTGAAACTAAACTTCCTGATTGTTGTTTTCGATCCGCATCGATGGGAACATCACGCAGCATTCTAAATTCTGCATTTTCAATAAATTGATTTGTAATCGTTGCTGTAAGAACACCTGTTCCTACTTCAGTATAATTACCAATTGCTGTGGTTAGTGTTGCGTATGTCCATCCTGCCATTATGCTCTAGAGTTAACCGGGCCTGCAAAAGCCGGAAACCCTCCTCCTTCACCTGTTGTAGTGGCTGCTGTCACCAATGTAAAGGTGTAAGAATTAGCGTCCACTTTTGTAATAATGTAAGAACCAAAAACTTTATCTCCACTTGAATGCGCCGAAGCTGTTGTTGTTAGAGGCGTAAGATTATAAGTAGGTGCAGAAGAGCCCCTGGTTAAACCAGAAAGAACTCCGGTGCCTGTATTGTTAGCTGTATATTTAATAGTTTCATTAGCATCCGCTCCTGGCTGTACAACAATATAACCTGTAGAAGGAAAAGCTGTAGAATCAGTTAAAGTTAAAGAGGTTGCCGAATCAGTTACATCTGCGGCTAGAGTTGTTTCTAACGTTAAAATAAGAGGGGTAACGTCTCCGACAGGTAATGACACATTTCTAAATCGAACCGCATCATTAGTATACCGTCCATGATTCGGTTGAGTTACAGTTACTGTAGTTGATGAAGCTGTAGCTGAAAAAGGATTATTAGGTAAAATCGTTGGTACATAAAATTCTGTTCGAGCTGTACGCGCAAACTGCAAGGCTTGTGGATCAGCGCCCACGGGTCTTGGTTGAATTTGAGGTTGTTTAATTTCAAATTCAGAAGTATGAACCCATGCTCCATTCCATTCTCTAACCATTTCTATATAAGGAAAAGCTGCTCCTGATCGATCAGAGATCGATAATGCATGTCTACCTTTTGAAAATCTTGAGCCTGCCATTAGATATTTGGATAATAAGTTTTAGGGGTTATATAAGTACTAGCAGCAGAGCCGTCTTCGGCTAATGCTCTAGCAAAGTCATCTTCGTATAAAAGTTTTAATTCCTGTGTTCGTTGAGGTGCAAATTTTTGAGATAAAATAAAAGATAGTCCTGAAACCATTGCTGGTAAAAATCGATAAGGAAGATCCGTTGCATCCGTATAAGTTGAGTCAAGATCCTGAATTCGTTGAACATAGTAAATACTTAAATGTCCTTCACTAACAGCTGTGGTACTTGGAGTAGGATAAATCGTTAATTCAACATGACTAATGAATCTTTGAACCCACCATTGACTTGGCGTTCCTGTAGATAATTTATTAGCAAAAGCTGCATAAGTGTCTCGACTAACTTTAGTCATACCTGTGTCAGCTTGGCTTGAAGTATTTGCTAAATCTTTTCTATAAGCACAATTTACAATATCGGTTACACCATAAAAAGCGGTTGTTGTTGTACTACCATCATTATCTGTACAAGCGGCATTGGTGCCATCTCCGCTGGATCTAAAAAATTTATAAATTCTACCTGCGCCTGTGCTTGCTACAGGAGTAATAAGATTAACATTCGCATGACCTATTTCCCAAAAATGAACTCCTCTATTTCCCCATTCTTGAAAAAGTAAATTCAAGGAACGTCTTGCTGATAATAATTGATGTCCTGATGAGCCAACTAAACCAATACGTTCGTAGGCTTCGGCGATCGTATCATCAATCGCAAACGTTTTATCGAATGTATAAGTACCAGAAGTAGTATTAGCCATTTGCTACCTCTCTTACGTGAATGTGCCAGTAACTACTAAAAAATCACAATTAGTTAAATCAGCATACATGCCGGTATCACAAAAGATACCTTCTCCTGGAATCTTCACATAAAAATCAGAATTATCCGCAGTTCCCCATTTAGCTTCAAACACTAAAGCAGCTGCTGTTTTAGAACTGTCATCTTCATTATAAATTTTAACACTTCCATCAGCTGCACTTGATTGTGCCTGAACCGACATGATTCGAGCTCTAGTAATTGTGGTAGCACTTGTGCCTACATATTTTGTTAATAAGCCGTCACTTGTTGCAGCTATGGTTTGTCTTACATTTTGTGTTGCCATATATTCTCCTAGTCGTGAGCTCCCGAAGGAGCTCACATTATTTTATTTATTACGCGTTAGCAAATGGTGTTACTATAGTTCCTGATGCCAGTACTAAAGAATCATGAACCAAATACTCATCATCAGCAATTGCTGTGATAGAAATAACACTACCCACTATACCACCTGTGGTGCTACCCGCCATAGTGATTACATCGTTAGCTGCTGCTGGAAAGAAAGCTTTTTTCGCACCATCATCTACAGCCAACAGAATTGCCCCAACGAACTTATCAGTTCCATCAGTTAAGATGTCCATATCCGTTGCTGCTGTTGCAACATAGAAGTTAAACGTTGCACCAACATTGTTAAGGTTATTGTAATCGGTACTACCTGCTGCCGCAGCGTTTGAATCTACATTAATTGTAGGTAATGTAAATTTACCGTCCGCGTCGTTTGTAAGTAAAAGTCTCCCTGCATGAGTAGCAACTGTTAAAGTTGTGTCAGCAGTTAAACTTATTGTATTGCCAGGACCTGTATTAATAAATCCATTCTTCGAATAGACTGGTCCCGAAAACGTAGTTTTTGCCATAATTATAATCCTCCTAGTTTGTAAGATCTAGTCTCTAGGCCGTCGACTATACGCGTCTAGATCTAATTAATAATTGTATAGTAATTAATCTATAACGCAGATTTGCGTTCAGTGCAAGGTATCCTGTAGTGAAAAATTGATTTTTGATAGCGCTTAAGTGGCTATTGAAACTTCGGGCTTGGCGTCTTTAATTTGTTTAAGACGAGTAGCTTCTTCAAATTCTCGAGCAACGATCTCTTTAATAATATCCTGGATTTTTTTATTAATCTCAATCATCCTGATATTATGCTTCCCGTCCTTCAGATGCTCTTGTTGCCACTCTAGTTCCAAGGACCGTTTCGTAGTGTATAGGTCTTCGGTCATTTGTAACCTCCTCATAGGTTATCCATTTACCAGTCTTGCTAGTAAATCCATCTTTCTCGAACTTTACCTCATTTTCTCCCAGCTTGTCAAGGATAGATTTTTCAATACCAACAGCTGTATCTTCCGCTGAAATATTAAAGTCAGCATAATAGCCGTGATATCGAATTTGTACTCGGAAGTTTTTCATAGGTAATTTCTAGCTTTATTAAGTAAATGGGGCAGTTTTAAGGCCGCCCCATTAATTTTCTTTAAGTATTACGCACCTTCAACACCGTAAATACCTCTAGGGTCAGATACGCCAAAAACGTATCTTGCTCTAGCTTTGTATCTTACGTTGCCAGTAGTAAAGTCCCCTTCCATCTTAGTAGTAAGAGGAGCTCTGTCAAAGTGTTTCATACCGTTCGGTACATCTGTAGTAATATACCAAGCATCAGTATCTGTTAGGTAATTGTTCACTCGATATCCTTGAGGAATCATTCCCATAGATTTGACAGCATTGATATCATTATCAGCTGTTCCCACTCTGCCTTGAGATTTAAATAATCTTTCAGCAGTAAATTGCGTGTTAGAAGGAATGATCATTTTCACTCCTTTAGCAGCAATTTTAAGACCTCGTTCGTCAGTCATTGCAGCAATGTCTATTAACGCTTGCTCCAATGAAGTTTCGTTTAAATCCGCTTGCGTAGTAAGAGTATTTGAAAATACTCCTGCTAGCGTTGGGTGAGATGTACTAAACAATGAAACCGAATCGCCTGAATCATAGTTATCTGTAGTAGGTAACCCTTGAATCAGAGGAAATACTGATTTTACTTGTTTAGTGTTTGCCATCGATCTTGCTAGTGCTTTTGTATAACGAGAAGCAAGTTTGTCATACAGGTTATCTTCAATAGCTTCCTCAGTGATTGCTAAAGCGAGAGCAATTGTCTCGTTAGTGTATCTTGCTGTGAAAGTTTCTTGCGCATCGTCATAAGTTACCCCTTGTCCTTCTGGTTTAACTGCTGCATTTGCGAAACCTGACAACATAACTTCTTCTTCAAAAGCTCTGTCAGATGATTCAGTCGTGTATATTTCCGCCGACTGATTTTCGTATTGTTTATATTCAAGTCCAAATAGTGCATTTAGACCTGGTTCTAGTTCTTTAACTAGCTGTGCTCTTGATATTGCCATGTTCTATATACTCCTATTATTATGAACTCAAACGTCCGATTGAACCCGGAGCAAATCTAACTACTACGTTAGAATTTGTAGCCGAATTATCAGAATTTAAAGGATCCGTAGTGACTCTAGTGACCATGAGTGAGCGTTGGCCTGATCCTGCTGCTGCAGAAGAACCTATATCTAATTTGATAATAGATTGTCCAGACAGTTCATCAGTTCCAGAAGTTCCACTTGCTCCATCATTGACGTTGTATGTCAGAGTATCTAACATTAAATCTTGCGTACAAATTGCGTCGCATTTAACTACATACTCTTGCATTGGGTTGTCATTAACGAATCCAACACCATTGGTTGATCCTGTGTTATAGTTTGTACCAAAGGCTTGACTAGCCGCTACAAAATTAGCCCATGTTGGTTTCTTTGTAGTGTTATCTATATAGAAAGCACCATTAAAAACCCCAAGCATAGGTTGTATTGTAGACGCACTAATAATCCAGTCCGTACCACCTGCAACACCATCATCCATGGTTCCCGCCGAGGCGTCTTGTAAGTATCCATCAGCTCCACCCGTTCCTTGTTTGGAAGCCGGGTCGTTTTGATAAATACCTATGCCTGGTGCGGTTTGAATTGGGTACTCAGAAAGTCCTTGAGCTGCTGCTGTGCTGCCCAAAGTGTAAGTCGATCTAAGACCAAATCCACCTGTTTGATTTGCCATAAGTTATGTCTCCTTTGTCCCCGAAGGGACGGTTTATAAAATTTCGTTGGTTTAGGAATTACTAAAAAATTTAGTTTTTCTTTGTACCACCGAAGGTTACACGAGTCTGCCTTTCTTGTGAGATTGGCATACTTGGGTGCTGTTCCTTCAGAATATCGTGTTTGATCGCTTCTTCTTTAGCTTCATTTTGCTTGTCAAAATATTCTTGACGAGCTTTTGCGATTTCTTCTGGTATCCTAGCCAGCACTAGGCCTCCTACTCCGATCATTCCTGCGTATTTGCCTTCCTTCATAACTGGATAATCTTCTTCAGGATATTCATCAGCTCTTACAAGCTCGTATCCTGATCTTAATCGGCCGGCTACGTTCTTTGTATCAGTAAAGCCCATAGTTTCAGCTCTTATCCACCTGTGATGAAATCCTGCAGGCGCAGGGGGTGCATCTAAAGATGATGGTGGAGTCCAAACAGCTTTTTGAGCAGTTTTTGCTCGGGTCTGGCTCGCACGGGAAGTTTTGATTTTGTCGTCTGTCATATGCTTATGCCTCCTTCGTGATTTTTAATTGTTTCGCATATTCTTCAAGTGGCACACCTAATTTTTTAGCGATTGCTACCTGAGATGATGTGAGTCTCACGGTGTTGCGACTAGGTCGTACACTTCGCGTCGCTGACGCTACTGTTTGTGTAGGTTTAGTCGATTCCTGAGACGTAGTATTACCAAATTTATGTGGGAAGTCAAGACGCATTCGCTTGTCTATCTCAACATAATATTCGTCGGATTTAGGATCAAATCCTTCCTCCTCGGTTAATTTCTTATGATAATCAAAAGCCGTGTAGGTCATAGCATTATCTTTTCCAAACCAATCATTCTTTTCAGCCCATGCTTCGGCTTTTGGATCGGCTGGCGGAGATTTAAGTGCTTCATCTAAAGAAGGTGTTTTAACTTCTTTTTCCTTCATTTCAGATAATCTGCTTTTTAAAGTATTAACTCTAGCTTCTTCAA